CCGTCCCGTCGGAGTACGTTGTCTCAACCTTCGAAATAAACGAAGTGCAGAGAACCTCAGCCCGCTGTAGCCTCTTATTCCACCTAGATTTTAGATGGGTTATAAGACTACCGCTTGCGGAGACTAAACCGACGGTTCCAGACTGGCGGCTCACAACCGGAAGAGACTGTAAAGTCTCCCTCGGTAGTAGCGACTGCACAACCTTACTGGCCTTCCATAGTCCCTTCAAAAAGAGATTGTTGGAGAGCTCAATAAGGCTTGCACGGCCATCTGGATTGGTAGGAGATAACGACCGAGGCTTTAATGGGGTTACATCGTAACCCTGGAAAGCATCGAACCCACATGACTCTCTGAAAGAGCCTTTCGAAAAAGATTTCGAAAGGTTAACTTTCAATTGAAGCAATGTGAGTAAGCGCGTTATCTTCGCGTACCCTTGTGTAGGGAGAATGATATCATCCCCATACACACGGACATGCTCACCCCACCGTTTCAATTGATAATCCAGTCTGGGTCGCCCTGGTAATGAAGCCAGAGCGACGCAGGCGAAGAAAATTGATTGAACGGGAAAGGTGAGTGCTGATCCCATCGTGCTGAATTTCTGTAGTAACAGATTTTCAATATTGGCCGTTTTTGAACGTCCAATAACACGAGTACGACTGGCTTTGAACGCGTTTAGGACCGAAAGATTCGATCGCCAAGCACGTTCAATGGTCCAGCAGGACAGACGATCGCTTGCAGACGATAAATCTATCGTACTGTAACGACCGTCTTGGGAGCCCCGCTCGACGAGAGGCCACGACTTCGATTGATCGTTAAAGGAGATTATTTTCCCTTTGAAGACAATCTTGGTCCCATCCTCAAGAAAACACTTCGTAAGCTGTTGGCACCATTGATGATACGATGGCTCAGAGGCTATAAGCCTCGGAGTTTTCGCCGTCTTCGGGACCAAGATAAGCTTACTACAGTGCTCTTCGTCGATATACCCCCGACCGAGCTCGTTTGGGCGATGCCCAAAGTAGTCGATCGGAAATATGTTCTGGAGTTTTTCCGGCCAGTAGTCGAAGCAGAATTTCTCCTGCCTAGATGTCCTGTCAGAAACAGCACCAGGTCCATTCCTTGTGCCACTAGGACGGCCGTCGCTCAGGCGCTTATTTTCATAAGCTACTGGATCGAACAGGCCGAACCTAATTGAAACGTCTCGACATATTGAATCGAGCCGTTCAAGGAGATGGGTGTCTTCGATACGCAGCTGCTCTCTATCGTCTGAAGAGACGGAAGAGAGGGTGCTGGCGGATTGAATGCTGAGCAGGCTGCCAAAAGAAAGGGAGCGAAGCTCAGGCCCATCAAAAGCGCCGTCGCCTTCCCAGTCAAGAGAAGGTCGACGGAGCTCTTTCTCGATCGCGACAAACTCATTTATTGCATCCTCATTTCTGGGGTTGGAACATATGAGCGTAAGTTTCTTTGCTAGACAAAAGAATTGTCTAAGAAAGAAGACAGCAGTCGGATCAGGATCCAAGCGCAAGGAGCCAGAACGATCGAACACAAGCAACCATAGTCCCCGCAGAAATGCAGGCACTCTGATCTTCTTAGAAGCTGGTTTTGATACCGGGCCTCTAAGAACAAGGCTACCAGACTCTAAAGCCTCCAAAAGGAGAGCGTCTAGATTCGGGAGGTCAAGGGTATAGAATCCTAGACCGCGTTCGATCGACAAGGAGGTGAGCTTACGTTTATCGCGCAAGAACTCACGACCAAGAGACGGGTACGCCGACTGGTAATCCGCAAGGAGACCAGTCGCTACTGAATGCAAAGTGGATACGAGGCTTTTCATAGTAGCTCCTTTCGGGGTTTCTATCCAAGTCCGTCCACAAGCTTACCGGCCTAAGCCGGCACTATACGCCCACGATTCTTACGAATCGTAATTCACGAGAGAGGTAAAGTTGGCTTCCGTGAGGAAGCCAGCGTAACCTACCGCGAATTTCACGGGTCCGACAATAGTATCGACTTGCTGGTTTTCCAGCACAGTATATACCTTGCGAACCGTGGAGACTTCGGATGGAGCCACCGGAAGAATGGTATGAACCAATTCAACCGAATGACGATCCACAAGACGCTTCGTAACCTTATCGGTATATGAAGTATTGCGGATAAACATCGCGAAGTGATCGACGTTTGCATTGCGCAAACGATACTCAGAGGAGTAATCATCCGAACGAATTCGGTTGAGAACTTTTGCCTCAGAGTCGATCGTGATAGTGATTGTAGCCGGAAATGCCATTTGCATTCTCCTCTAGGGTTGTACGTTAGGGTGAAAACCCTCGAGACACTGACACGAAGACTATAGACTAGTGTCTATTTTCGACGCGTTAAACGTGTTACGTACAATGTCCGAGAGGATCGCTACTCTCCGTTCGTTCAAGAACGGGTAGTGAGCTTCTAGTTCCAAAGAGGAAACAGGGGACCTTTGCTTTGTCTCGTGGAAACGAGTAAAGTCGTCGGTCGAATGACTGACGGCATCAAAGCCAAAGTCGTCGCCTCGGCTAAGCCGAACGCGCTGTTCAGTGTATGTATAGTACATAATCTGGATTTTCTCCGGATGTGCACCTACAATATTCCTGTTAGCGGCCAAAAGGTCGCCAGCATTGGAACACCAATCAGCAAGCCATGAAAAGGGAAGAAGTTCCCAGATCGTGGAGGCGTCAATAATAGTGTTACTAATGCCAGTAAGGGCTGCGAGTGCTTTCACTCTCGTATCCTCCTGACTTTTAGAGTATGCTATTCCCAGGAGTCGCGGTGGGAGCTTATCAGGCACCCACTTAACGAATCCAGAAACTTGACAATTGGAAGTTGTCGTGAAGTCGCCATTGATATCCAGACCGTTGATATTCTCAAGGTGTGGCCAATGGTCGCTCTCCATGTTAGATTTCCCGTTGAAAAGCTTCCGTTTCCTACGTATCCCGCTGTACTGAAGGTGATCTAATTCTCTAACGCGTTCGTCGAACGCCTTTTGAAAATTTAGAAGATTCTTCAGATCGTTAATGAGGGGCTTCCAACCATACTCCAGAGATAATCGCCCACGGGCGATATCCCGGCCTAGGTTGTTAGTCCTTTTCAAAAGCATGTTGGGAAGTTCCCGCAGCTCGAGAGCGAAGACAGGAATGTCGACAAGTGGCCGAGACGGATTCGTCTTGGCAACTACGTCAGCAGCCGCTGCCTCTACAGATGGGATATTCCCAATTGGTCGGTGCTCCATATACCAGTCACCATAACGCGTGGCCTGCAAAGGCCACTTGTTATAAGTGTGGTGCCAGGAGAGACGATCGTACTCACCCGTAAATGTCGGATAGACACTTCCGGATTTGAGCCCGTATCGTTCAACTTTGAACGGAAGACCGTTACCTACAGCGATAGTGTCCCAGACACGCTCCCATAAGAGAGTATGCCAGGGAATGGTAACCTCGTTAACATACGAACCAAGACGATCGGTTCGTGTGCCAGGAGGGCCATCTTTTGCACGTTCGCGTAGACGCTCAACCATATCAAAGTCCAATCAATTGGAGGAACTAGTTTGCGAGGTAAAGTAAG